GTGCGGCTTGTCAACTCTTCGGTGAGACAAAGACCTGCTGAAAAACTTTCAACAACAATCTCCGCGCACTGCTGGGCATCTCGGATCTCTCCTTCAGGGGAGATGCACTCTTCAAGGAGCTGTGCTGATACCAGTAAGGCAATAACCCGATCGAGTTTTTCATTCGTCTTGTCTAACCTATCGCACACAGCACGCTGGAACTTTTCAAGTTTACTTGATTGCGATGTCATCGAGGGGAGGGAGCGTTTGAGCTGCGTCCCAATTTACAGCGTATGACACGTGAGTGCCGTCCATCCACTTGTCCGGTCGCTGAAAAACGAACCAGCAGCTCGTGACGGAATCGCGAGACGCGCTGACAGAACTGAAACGCGGCCGTGGCGACAGGACGATCATGTTCGACATCTTGTTCGAGAGCAAGAAGCTTCGGCGCTTAGCCACAGGTTCTATAAACGACAAACGATCTAAGACGGCAATTCCTTCCCGTGCGATCTGAATCCCGTAGTCAAGTATGTACTCACTGTATTCATTAAGTCCGGTTGTATTTGCGATAACCCAGTCGTATTGTTTGTTCCGCATGGTTGTCCACCAAATCGGGTTTACTAAGTTATCGCTGTCTTTGTTAGTTGTAACTGTAAGATTGTGAGCTCGCAGCTGATCGCTGAGCGTATCGTTTGGATCATATGGGACTAGAACTGAGCCTTGGATGTAGCTGTTCTTGATCAGTTGATGCGTCACGCCTTCAGGGATTGTGTAAAACGATGCCATGCGTAAAACGGAAGAATGTGTGGAGCTTAGCAAATGGGTTGGTCTTTGACCGCTTCTGTGATTAACGTTGAGAAAGCTGCTGTCTCGGTATGCAACTCGACTGGATGAGTCAAGAACAGGAGTTTTTACATAATCGAGTGATGATGGACGCGAAGAAGTTAGATAGAGACGGATTACTTCAAATTTTTGAAATGGTCCATAAACAATCCCTCATCAACAAACGTTTGTTTTCCTGCCTCGCCTCATGGTGCGCTCGCAATCAAGTCACTCTTCCTGCTTTTGATGAGTTGTTAGCAAGTAGAGAGGTTGCTCACCCTGTGGATACTCCTGAAACCCCAGCCGCTTGAGATATTTAGCTAAGGCAGCGGTCCGCTCCGTACGAGGCATAATCATGAGAGGTTTGGCGTTCGTAACTTCTAAGTGAATCTTTAGTATCTCCAGCGCTGTACGTAAGGCAGCCAGTGAGCGGGGTCCCTGCTTAGTAAGGACTGAGCGAGCTCTTTTGTTCTTGCGGTTTCGATACCAATCATTCGCCGCACGTTTCGACTTGTGAATCGCGAGACCAACGTTGTAGGCAAAACCTACATCCTCTACAAAGAGGCTTACCCACTCACCATCTTGCTTTATTTTTGTTGAGATGCAGGTTAGGTACATAATAAAAGCGGCCTTTCGAAAAAGACCGCTGCCTTGGCTTAAGTTTTACGTTAGCTCAGAAATCAATCCCGAGTGCTTTTGCTTGCTCTTCGGTTAGTTCTACCTTCTTCGCTTTAGGAGAAGGTGGTTCGGCAGATTTCAGAGCCTTGGCTTCGGGTTCGGGTGCAGCAAACGTCCGCTCAGGAGCTTGACCCCGCGTGGACGCGAAATCAGCTTTGAGTGCAGCGTGATCACTGCCCAGAGGAAGCTCGATCAGATCAGCGCCGGGGATGCTGCTCTTCAGTGCGTTCGCCGCCATGCCTGTTCCGTCCTTGGCCAGCCACTCGGACACGTCTTTGAGGAGCTTTTCCTCATCGTCGTTCTGAGCAGGACGATCGCTGAAGTCCAGGCAGTTGAAGTTGATCTTCGCCCCGTCGGCACCGGTCATCGGATCACGCTCGTTAAATGAGCGGGTCACGAACTTGGTTGAAGTGACAACAGACGCACAGTTAATGCGGTTGTTATACAGGGTTTGGAAATAAGCGATGAAGTTCTTTTGGCTGGATTTACCAGAGATCATCGAAGTCGTGACACACCGAGGAGGCAGCAACCTGTGGTGAGGGGATACACCGATGTACGCGATACGAAGGAATTCCTCCTGATTGCGCATACCCAGGTTTCCAAAGTACGGGGTGAATCCGATGAGAATGAATTCAATCGGGATACCGTTGTCGTTTCGATCTACGATTGCGTTGTCGGGATCAACGTCAGACTTCCAGCGACGAGCTTGAAGATCAATGCGTAGAGTGTGAGGCGGAATGTTGCAGAGAATTTCGGATTCCGAAAAGTCACCAGCGATAAACATGATCAGCAGAAATCAGAGGGAAAAATCGATTGAACCGAGAGCAGCAGCAGCAACCTTGCCTTTTTCAGGGTCGGCTGCTTTGACAGGCGCTTTACGTGAAGCCTTAGGCAGGTAAAGAACCTTATCCAGATTGTAGTTGAGGTAAGACTTGTCGTCCTTTTCGGAGGTCGAGACTTTACCGACGCCAATCGTCGGGGTTCCGGGAGCCAGCTCAGCGAGTTGTGCGGAAAGCCCACCCCATGCGGAAAGCTTCATCCATGCAGTTTCTTGGTCTTCGGTCTGCCATGCGAGAGATCTGTTGGTGACGGTGTTGTCGCCAATTTCCATCTCCTCAGCTTTGGGACCCAAGCCACCGGTCGCGATGAAGAGGTTGATTGCCAGGAGATCTTGGAAGTTCTCCTCAGTCACCACGAGCATGGGCTGCATCTGCAGCACACCGTCAGGAGTAGGCCGCGTGGGACCAAGCGCCAGGACGGTTTGACCTTCTTCAAATTTTTTCAGGAGGTTACCGACGTAGTGGTCAGCTTTTTGTAGGAGTTGAACTTTCGTTGCAACACGTTTTTCGTTAGAGGGCAGCGACTCTGCCAGCACATTTACAGTTCCTTCGTCTTCAGCGGCGCTCGCTGTGACCCGAAGGCCGAGGATAAAAACGTTCATTGTTCCGGTTTGGTTTGGGTGTCCGACCTCAGTCGAACCGCACTATGGTACCAGCGCCGGGCCGGTTTGGCGATCAAATCAGGCTACTTCCTGTAAATGCCTGTAGATTGTTGCTCTGTGTACATTTAAAATTTTGGCGATTTGGATTACGCTTGCACCTTCCCGTCGTTGTGCTTTGAGGATCTCGATATCACCTGGAGATAGCTTGGAGTGCTTTGCCGTTTTGTAATCAAAGTGCAACGGGTTGATGCAGTTTGGGTTCCCGCAGCGTGGCTTTGGATAACAGTTGTCTTTAGGGATGTCCAGATATAAGAGAAACGAATAACGGACGTATACTCGTTTTCCTAATACGTAGAAGCATGGTTGCTTATTTGAGAACGATCCTTCCCACTCAGAACACTTCGTGTACTCGAAGTTGTTGAAAGCTAGGTTGCGGAATAGTTTAGCTAAAGCAGACTCTTCAATTTGTTCGTAGCTTATAGAATATTGTGTAGCGTCTACAGCTCTACAAATGTCTACAGCCTGAGCTTGGACGTGAGCTGTGTCGTTGGACTGGACGGCAAGGACTAACTTTTTGTCGTTACGTTCAAGTTTAATTGAGTATTGATTCACTTCTTACCTTTTTTGTCTTGCGCCTTATTGATTAATTGCTGAGCTTGCTTACCGATGTCGATTCCCTGCTTTTCTGCGATTCGTTCGATCCTCGCAGCACTTGCACCACTGGAAAGCAGGGACTGAGCGCCAGCTTTAGTGATTCTTCCGGCATCAGTAGCTTGTGCGACTTGTTGAACTTGAGTCTTGAGCCCTGTTGGAGCCTGCGCAATCGCTTGAACTTGTGCACGGTCGACAGCGCTCTGTGCCTTATTGCCGAGTGACACACCAGCAGCACGAGCTTGCTTCTCGATCTGGGTCGGGTCGACGCCTTGCGACAGAAGATTTTTTGCCCCCGTCTTACCGAGAACTGATTCCTTTCCGTATGCTTTGGCAGCCTGCTTAACCTGCAAACGGACGGGAGTCGTAGCAGTCGGACCCTCTGTGGGAGCGGTCGTCGCTGCTGCCGGAGCTTGTTCCGTTGGAGCGGTTTCCATTTGTTGTGGGCGGGTCATCCCTAGGGCTGCTTCCTGGATGCTTTTCAGGATATCGCGACCTTGTTTAAGCAGACTTCCAAATGGCGAATAGCCAAATTCCGACATTTCGGATTCCGACATTTCGGATTCCGACATTTCGAATTCTGGCATTCTGTATTGCGGAAGTCCTACTGAGGACTGTGAAGTAGCTCCTACTTGTGTCGGCGTAGTCGGAGTTTGAGTCGGCGCACTACCGGAATAGCCGAGACGGCTGCCTCGTCCCTGCGGGCCAGTAGGGCCATC